ATTTTATTAGTTTTATTAGTTTTATTAGTTTTATTAGTTTTATAATAATTATATTTAATTATTATAAATGAATAATAATAGTGCTGGTAATAGTAGTAGAACACTTAATTGGATTGGAATAAATTTAACTCCGAATACTCGTGAGGTTGCTCATGGAACCATGGCGAACAACCCATATGTAAAAGGATGTTGTGAAAGAGCAGTACAGTTTTATGATTTCCTTAAACAAAAAAATGCACATTTTGTTGATGTTCCTACTGTAACTATGGAAAACATTGGTTTGATTAAAAAAATTGTAAAGGCTCTTTTACCATTTTCATTAAAAGGTAATACTACTATTGACCCACATAACATTGTTAGCCTTTCAAATACTTTGTGTTTTGATGAAAAAAGTCAGATGCAAACTGATTATCTTATTAATAATGATGTTCCAGGTTATTTAACAATGATAGGAGTTACAAAAAATGATGCTGATCGTGATGTTGTTTGGTATGTTTTAACATTATATTTTGGAGAAAACGAAAATGGAGATGTTTCAGTTACCATAGATGGGTTTTGTAGAAACAACGACCTAATGATTAACGGATCTAGAATAGGGGTTGATAATCTGTTAAGCTTATGTGATGAGTTTAACAACACAGGAACATTCAGAATAACATATTGTATTTTAGACGCTTTAAAAGATGCCGTGAGTTGGTGGGTGCTGTTTGGATTTAACACGGTAGGAAAAGGGAAATATGGTGGTTCTATTATGACACGTGACTTTCCTGCTTCTTCTGTATCTTCAAATATTGTGTCAGCTCCACTTATATCTCTATATTCAGAACTGTCTACTGAAGAAGAAAATCAAAAGGATAAATTAGAAGATGAATTATTTGAAAGATTACAAACAGAGGCTAGGCCGGAAGATTTATCAAACATAAACAGTGGTCCTGGTTCTGATGATGAGTATGATACTGATGATGATAATAAAGTAGGTCCTAGCGCAAGTTCCTATGCCAAGAATAATTCCAATAAAGATGAAGGCTATACAATAACAGGAAAAAAATACAAACCAGCAGAAGAATATTATTTCAAAGAAGCTAAACCTCGACTAGGAGGCAGAAAAAGTAAAAGACGTTACAAAAGGAAAACAAATAAAAAGAATACTAAAAGAAAGGTTAAACGAAGTCGAAGAAGAACTCGTCGGTTTTAAGGTTTAAAATCTTTTCTTTTAGCGAAGGCATATGAAAACCGATAGCGTAATCCTCTAAATACTCGTTACATATATCTTCCTTTTTCAAAATCAGACTTGTAACCGCATCATGCGACAACAAATAAAACCGTCCGCTACAATATTGCGTCTTCTGGACAATCAAATTTTGCGGCAACTCAGGATGTAACCTGTAATACTCGCTCTTATACGCTTCTTTAACGTTTATAACATGGCCACCATAATGAACCCGTTTTGTTAAATCTGTGTATCTAGTGTTCAAAACAGTAATCAGTGTATCGAAGAATTTAATTGGCATTACAATTTGGTCATCATCTGTCTTGAAAATGTATTTGAAATCGTAGACCTTGGCAATCGCTTCATACGCATTTATCACCTTTTTCGGCAGCGAATTGTAGTCGTCGGGAACTCTTAACCACAATATCCGGCTCTCTTCGTCGAATACATAGTCACTTTGTAAGTCGGGGTCACCTACAACATGGTAGTAAATCAGTTTGTTTTGTAATCCCGGTAGATCTCGCAACCAACTTTCTTGCTGTCTTAACGCCTTGTAGCGATAATTGACGCAATTAAATATGAGCAGAATGTAGTCTTGGTTTATCATTGTTCTAACGAAGTGTTGTTATTTATATAAATATGTAAACAATTGTTTAAATAAGTTTGATTTATAAATATATCTTTTGAATATATTTATATAAATTTGTCTTAAATCCCATGTTTAAAATGACCACGGTAAACAAATCTTTTGAGAAAACCCGGTCTTTAAAACAGGACCCCATTTTGATCACTTTTTCAACATCTTGGTATATTGTAAAATCCAAATTTCCTTTTGACAAATATTTAGAATGGATTCATAATTTGTTTTCTATTGTAAACAATTTCAATCTGGTTATATATACGGATACAAATGGATACAATTCACTTAGGCCATTGATACTAACTAACAAATTTGTAAAAAACCGAGACAAAATTCGGTTCATTATAAAACCCATGAAAGACTTCTATGGATACCGGTATAAAGACGCGTGGATTAAAAACCATAATACTAGTCAACTTTCGCTTCACAAGAAAATAGATTGGCAACTCAATATGTTGTGGAATGAGAAAATTCATTTTGTAAATGAGACCATTCGGAACAAATATTTTGACACTATGTATTACGGTTGGTGCGATATTGGGTATTTTCGCAATTTAAGTGCTGGCAAAATTACTAGACTATTAGAGTGGCCTTCTCCTACAAAAATATTCAAATTTATTAATAAAATCCATTATGGTTGTGTCCAAACGGATCCAGAAAAATACAATGAACTACATAATGATGTTATCAAACATTATACTATAAATAAAAATGATAAAACTGCTCCAATTCCATTTTCAAAGATTGAAGACATATGTTTTGCCGGCGGATTTTTTATTTTAACCAAATCATTGGCAGAAATCTACGGCCGAATTTTTGATATTAAGTTACAATACTATTTTCAAAACGGCTTCACGATAAAGGACGACCAGCAAATTATTATGGACTGTATTTTCACTAATCCACAATTATTCCAAATACATTTTAGCAGCGACTGGTTCATGTTTCAAGACATTTTGTTATAATTATTGTAAAATAAAAATATATATTTATATTACAATGGAGCCTATTGATCCTCCTGTTCCTCTTGTTCTGGAACCTACGGTTCCTGATAAAACTATTGGTAATGGAAAACGAGGACCCGGACCTGAATACAATTCTGAAAACAATAAACGACGAAACGTTGGCGGTAAAAGACGCAGTAGAAAACACAAGAAATCTTATAAAAAATCTTATAAAAAATCTTATAAGAAGTCTAGAAGATACAGACGTTAAATCTGTATCCAATCCGCTGGGAACATGTCACATGTATCATGTCCTGCTTTTGGTCCAAACCAGTCACCCGGGTAACAAACTGTCTTAGTAGGGTTCGCATTAAAATACGCCCCCCACCAACTAAATGTGCTGTTCGCAATAATATTGTCACTACACAAGCTCATTAAAATCAGTTGCTCCCAATCATCGAGACTATTATTAGCGCGCTCAAATATTAAATTTGGAAACACGTTTTGTAAATAGGTAATTTTCTCCAGCACTTCGTCGAAATCAACGTCTTCACAGAAATACAACACGGTACTAAAGGGTTTGTTAGTTTGTCTCTCCTTAAATATCAAATTTAAGGCTTTTATATAATACTCGATTGATAAAATAGGATGATAATCCTGTAGTTTCTTGTAGTCGCCCAATCGGAAATGCATGGAAACCGTTGTGTCAAAACGGATACTTGGATTATGGATTGTATACATTGAGAGTTGTTTCATTTCTATTTTTATCAGCTTGAATATCGCCTTTTTATATACATCAAAATATTTATGACTTTGGAAGTAACCAACTAACATCTTTACCTTTTGCTGGTTATTTAATAGGTTCAATAAAATAGATGGGTCATATTGGAATGACTGTTCTTTAAAATATAGGTCCAGTTTGGGCAGCCTTTCTTGATCCTTTATAAACGGTTTCAGTCCGGATAGAAATATATCCCAGTAACTGTATCGCACTGTGGCGCCATTTTTAGCGTCCCTTTCATTTGTTAGTTGGTGTTGATTTATAAAGAAGAAAGATTGATTTGTTTTTAAACTGTAAGCAATGGTAGCAAATATTTGGAACAATTGGTTGCCGAGGCCTCCTTGTAAATTACATGTCAGCATTTGTATATTAAATATAATGTGTGTTTATATTTAATACCTTTTATTTTTACAAGTTTCTGAAATTAATATGTTTTGAAATATCTTTGACTGGATGATATATATTGGCTTTATTTGTTACCTCTTCATAACTATAATTATGTCTGAATACAACTGTTTTTAGCTCATCAGGGCAGCAACATTTTTTATCTTTAGGGTTAGACAAAGTAGGCAACAGCGCTTCCAAAAAGAACAATTCCTTGTTTAAATCGGCATATAAACGAATTTCTTCTAGAACATTTGACGACAATCGTGTCGCGCATACCATACCGCAATAATATGGTCCTGGTTGCTTTATGCGAATATAGTTCCACAGCCAATCATTCTTATTGGTCGCCTGTTTGAAGTCACTATTCGCCAGCAAATCATAATCAGGATATTTTGCGTCTATATTTAACAATGTGTCTTCATTATGAAAGAAAACGTCGTCTTCGATGAACCAAACTTTGGAATTAGTATTTAAATTTGAAAAATTCAATGAAAAGTAACACAATGCTTTTTCCCAGCCACTAATCAGTTTCTTAACGCCAATTTTATTTACATTTGTGAAGCCATATTGCTTACATACTTTGTCGTGTATTTGAATAAATGTTAGATTAGTATATTTTCTACAATAAAGTGCGGTATAGTTCACAGTGTTGTCGTCTATTATAATATAGACTTCATAATTGCTGAATTTATTTAGAAATTCTAAATAAATATCATTGGGCTTAAAACAAATAAGCGCTAATTTATATTTAGTCATATTATTACTAATATTTATTTTAACTTATTTTAACTTATTTTTTTTAAATTAGTTATAAAAAATATTTGGTTATTATATAAAATGGATCAATCACCAGTAAACAATAGTATGGATATGGGAGCAGCTCCGGTTGTAAATCACACAATAGCTGAATTACAGGGTAAGTTGAATGAAATGAGTGATTTAGTACGTTTAAAAGGCCCATCTATAAAGACAAAACAGGTTTCAGTTGTTATCCCGGATTTAGGAGGACGTGTAGACAAAACCATTGGACTTGTAATGGATAGGTCAAGTCAAATAATAAAAGATAATCAATATAAGGGCCCTCTTTTAGATAAGGGACAGCAAGCAGTTAATGGTCTATATGATGGATTACAAAATGCTATCACTTCAGCTCAAGCAGGAGGCAAAAGACGCACTAAACGAAGCCAATCGAAACGAAGACGTCAATCGAAACGAAGACGTCAATCGAAACGAAGACGCGGAACTAGAAAATAATTTTATTTGTTTATAATTTTTATAAATCATTTGATTAATTATAAAAATTATATGAAAATAA